TGTTACGACAGGATTACCGGCTGGAAGCGTGTACGTACCTGCGCCGTCCCTAGAGATTGAACTACCCTCCCGATTCCGTTACAATACATGTCTCTCTAGCATGTAACGGTATCATAATATGCTTAAGAGGATTTCTTGTAATCATTAGAAGTCCCCTGCTTTAGTTATTTGCGGGGCAGCTAATGTGCCAGCCCTTCCTACCTCACGAATTGTTGCTGTAATCAATGGCAAGTCTTGTTGAGGTATTAGTTTCATAATCTCTGCGGCTCTCGCTGGGTTGGCTATAACTTCTGCCAGCAATTTAATCGACTTGCCTTGTACCCGTCCAGAAAGTCTAGCAGAAAGCGACCGTAGAACACTGTATTTCGGGTTAAACATGCCGACTTGCGGCAATGTGGTAGATTGCCCTTCAATAATACCCATTGCCTTTGGCCCACCGGCTGTAGAGATTGTCTCGTAATCTGCCCGTCTTTTCAGGTTATCAGAAACAGCCTTTGTCGCCGCCATTTGTTCCGGTGTTAGGGCGTCGTCTAAAGTCTTGTAAACAGACTCCCCAGACCCTTTTTTAATTGTCTGCGCCTCATTGCGTAAAGCGGCTTCATACGCGCCCCTATTCTGTTTTGTGACCATTAAGCCGCCGGTTTCGCCAATACCCTCGGCAATATCTTCGCCAACGTCCTCACCTGGCTTAACAAGTTTATCACGCAGCACTTTACCGATAGTTTGTTGGTTAGGAACAACGGAATCCTCTGCAAAAGTAGTCCTTGCTTTACCGTATTGGGGATTTTTAATATCCAGCCAGCTAGTTAATCGGTTTTTCAGCGCCAAGGTTGACTTATGTTCTGCACTACTCAAGGCGTCATCACCGCGCTTGGAGAGGCTCTTATCAAGACCTATTTTGATGTACTGGAGGAATTGGGTTAGATTGTCTTTTACCTTCAACCCCTCGGCCTTCATTAATTTCACAGCATGGCCAACTTGGTCTTTATAGAAAGGGTTTTCTACAATCGCCATTAATTCATCATCTGCCCTTGCGCGGCCTAGAGCGTCGTCAGCATAAGCAGCAGGGTAGTTCTCGCCAGCATGTTTTGACCGTAAAGCCAACGCCATTGCTCTGTCATCAGCCGATCCACTGACCGTTTTCAGTGCCGCATCCCTTGCTGCATTATCAGCAGAAAGTGATCTCACATACCCTGTGGGGTCTGTTTTTTCGCCCACTCGCTGGAGGGCGGAAAATTCTGCCCTCCCCACCGGAGCCGTAACTTCTCCCGCCCCTGCCGAACCACCTGGCAACTGAATATTCTCCTCTAACTCCCTGATAATTGCTGCTCTATCGGGGCCAGCGGCTTCATTCATGGTCTGCGAGACAATTCGCTCCTGCCCTTTCTTGGTCAACGAATTTAATACCGGCTTTGCTTTATTCCATGCTGCTCTTGCTCCTCCTACCGCGCTAGGTATAGCGACGCCAAGAGTTGTCCCAAGAGCTATCTGCCCTGCCTGTTCAGCGTCGCTAGTTGCAGGAGTTAACGCGCCGTACGTAAAGCCGCTGCCGGCGCCAGCTTTAAGATTCTGCGCTAGGGTTTTGCCGTAATTTATGCCTTTTAACGCAGCCCCGCCGGTTGCTACTTCAGAGGCAATCCGTAATGGCATACTGGTTGTATTATCCCTGCGATATTGCTCATCCTCCTGAAGCCGTTGTTTTGCGCCATAACCCAAATCCCTGAGCGTATCTGAGCCAGTGAAATGCCCTATATCACCGACAGCACCGGCAGCAATCCCCATTCCACCTCTGGCTAAGGCAGTTCCACCAGAGATAATGTCTCTGCCCAGCCCTTTGAGTTCATTGGCGACTTCTTCTGAAGAAGGCTTATACTGGTTGGCGACATATTCCTCTAAGGACGGTCTATCAGGGAAGAATCCTTCTTCCTGTTCAGGCTCATTACGCATACGACGAATTTCAGAGGCAAAGGCGCTGGCATGTTCCGCAGCCTTCCGCGCCTTTTCGTCGTCCCCTGATTGAGCAACGGCGTGGGCCTTTCTCAGACCATTTTCAAGTTCTTCTAAAGTTGCCATTAGTATAAGTTGAGTAAGGAATCAATGTCTTGCCCACCGGTCATGGGGGGAAGTTCCACGGTTAATGGGTATGGAGAATCTTTAATTGCGCCCGCCCGTTTGTTGTACTGTTCTATCTCGATTCGAGCCGCCTTTTCATGTATCTCAAGAATCTTGTATAAACTCTCTTTAGTCACAGCAATTTTACCAGCCGACATTTTCTCAGCGTATTCACGATCCTCGTCAGACAAGCCTGTACCGGAACCAAAGGCGTTAATTACCTGCCCAACCCTTGTCCCAGCTTCAGCAATAAAGGTATCTGTATTGGTTGTTGCGTCCTCGTTATACGAGAATCCAATTGTGTTTATCATGCGCCCGAAATCTTGCCTCAAATTAGCAAAACTGCCCGTTCTGATTCCTTCGTCCAGCAATTTACGCGCATTGCCGATTGATCTGAGAATGGTTACATTGCTTTTTGCCTTCGGCATTTGAACTTTAATCAAATCGTCAATGGCTGCATTGGCAGTATTTTTAGCTATATCGGCTTCTTTCTTTATGGTTGCTTCCTGCATCACCTTCTCGGCTAAATAATCTAACTCCTGCTCTGGACTTAGCGCTTTATCTACGCCTAGTCTCCGCGCATTCCCAGTAGGGGTATACTGCGTTGGTTGGCCGAAATCGAACTTCTGCCGCTCAGTTGGGGAGAATGTCTGCTCTATCTGCCCTTGGCCAGAATGATATTGCTCAAAAGAAGGAAGATTGATTTCTTCATGTCGCGGCCCTGTATCGCCAACTTTCACGTTATTTGCCAATCGGTATAACAATGCTGAATCTTCTGGAGTATCAACCGTATCCTTTCCAGTAATTTTTACATAGAGTTTCCACGCTTTAGGCTCAACGCCCTGATAGCCGCCAAGCCCACCACTTCCGGAGTATTGATTAGGATTTTCAGAGATTAGGTTCCCTTCGCTATCATAGCTTTGCTGTTGGGGACTAAGATTCGTGGGTTTCGCTGCTATTTGATCCAACTCGTTCTGCTGTAATTGCGCGGCTACAAGTTGGTCATTCCGTTGCTTCTCACGCAACAGCTTTGCGTCATAATCTCTACCCTCGTCACGCTCAGTTTGCTTTAACTTTTGAGCCAACATGAGGTCTTGTATTTCCGGTGTCTTTGGATTTACAGCCATCTGAAACTCGCCCATGTCGGACGCAAGACTATCGCCGCTTGGCATTTGTCCTGTTCCCCCCTGTTGGGGCAAGTTGCTGCCCAACTGCTGCATTCGATCGCCCATACCGGCTTGCATTTCAGTGCCACGGATCAACTCAGCCACTTCTTTCTGCCTAAGGTCGGTATTAAATTCCGCCTGTTCCTTAGCTTCACGTAGCTGCTTACCGCCCTGCCACTGGCGCAGCATGTGAGCTAAACCCCTGCCCCAATCGGTCGGCTGTCCACCGCGCAATCCCTGCCGCATGGGTGTGTTCATTAGCTCCTCTGCCATCCTCTGCTGGAGCTTTACCTGTTCTGAAGGAACGTAGTTGTAATTAGCCATTATCTAAGCTCCCTCCACAATTCAGGATAGTTGATACCGAGATATCCGTTATCCATGACCACAACATGCTGGGGATAGAATTTCTGGACTTCCTGTGCGATAAAGCCAGTTGAACTGCCGACCAGACCAAGTGCTTCAGCTTTCTTGTTCCACAACCATGATACGAGTTGTAATGGGCCATGCTTGCCTATTGTCTTGATCTTCTTCTTGAGCCTGTCGTCAGACGCCGCTGCACCCGCCGCCGCTGTACCCCAAGCACCTAGTCCAGCACCACCAAGCTGGAATAATCCGCCCATTAAATCACTTGGGTTATAGGTGTCGGCCTGATAATTACCTTGTGCCTGTGCTGCGTTGAATATCGGTGGTGGAGCTACCTGTGCGCCGCTGTATTGCTGGAATTGCGGTAGTTGAGCTTGGTTTCCGGTTCTCAGTGCATTCAATTCATTCAGCGGTAAGTTACGGAGATATGCCTGTTCCTGTATCTGACGTTGACGTTCCTGCGCTTGTTGCTGCTGGAAGGACTGATTATTCATGAACTGACGTTGTTGTTCTTGGCTCATATTCTGGAACACGCGCTGATCTTCACTCGTCATGTTCTGGAACATTCTCTGTGCTTCGGCAGCGTCATAACTTGCAACTTCCGCCCTCTCGCCAAACTGCTGGCTACGGACAGCGTTCTGCATTTGCGCCTGAACCTGCTGTTCGCTCAATCCCTGCGCTCTCAACTGTTGCTGGAACTGGGCTAAGGATTCCTGCTCACCGAACTGTTGTCCACGTTGAGCCTGTGCGTCAGTGGTAATAGCGCCGCGTTCAGCGAACTGCCCCTGCCTTGCGGCATTCTGCATTTGCGCTTGAACTTGTTGCTCGTTCAACCCCTGAGACCTCAACTGTTGTTGGAACTGAGCCATTGCTTCTTGTTGACCAAACTGCTGCTGATTTATAGCCATATTGACTTGGGCCTGAACCTGTTGTTCGTTCAATCCAGCGGCTCTTAACTGCTCCTGGAATTGAGCCAGAGTAGTCTCTTCGCCAAACTGCTGCGCTCTCTGCGCTTGTGCGTCTGCCGAAATAGCCTGTCTTTCGCCAAACTGTTGACCACGAATCGCCATGTCCATTTGGGCTTGAACTTCCTGTTCATTCAGTCCTTGAGCGCGTAATTGCTGGGCAAACTGAGCCATAGATTCTTGTTCGCCAAATTCCTGCCCTCTCTGACCAGCATAAGCGTCAGTGATCGTTGCTCGTTCCCCGAACTGCTGGCCACGGATTGCGTTATTAATCTGAGTTTGAATTTGTTGCTCACTCAACCCCTGCCCTCTAAGCTGTTGAGCAAACTGCCCTATCGCTTGACGTTCAGAGAATTCCTGCCCACGCATACCCATTTGTGACGCAGTTTGAGCCTGTTGCTCAGTCAATCCTTGTGATCTACGGGCGTTCTCAAGTCCAGCGATACGGCTTTGTTCCTGACCACCGGCTAAAATAGCTTGGGTGTTAAAATCATTCTGCTGCCGGTTGATCTCGTCCATACGCTCGTTATAGCCTTCAGTCCCCGGTGTAAAGCCTCTGGCAATCAGATCAGCTTCCATATCAGAGCGTTGCTTGGCGAACAATGGGTCTTGTCTTGCTTTCATTGCGTCAGTGATCTGATTCAATCCACCTACTGAGGGATCAATCTGATAATCACGTAACCTGCTGGGATCGACCTGGTTTACGCCGGCCATACCATAATTATTCAACTGACCTTGTGGCGAAAGTTGATTTACGTCAATTTCCTGAAATCCCTGCAATCCACCCTGATTCAATCTACTGAAATCGCTCAAACCCTGATTACGTAGTTGTCCTTGAGGAGATAATTGACCGAGGTTTATATCGGCAACGCCCTGCAATTCTTGATTGTTGAGGGCAGAGAAATCCCGTAATCCAGAGGTATCTATGTTCCCTCGTTCCGCTAATTGCGACAGGTCTATGCCGGTCATTTGCTGCAACTGGCTGGTATCTATGTTGCCCTGTTGCGGTAATTGGTTGGGGTCAATCGAACCATATCCGCCCAATCCTTGTGCAGATAGTTGGTCAAAACCTCTCATTCCGCCAGTGTCTATGTTGCCCTGTTGAGCAAGTTGGTTAAGGTCGATATTCCCGTACTGCCCTAATCCAGCGGTATTCAGTCCGCTTCTGTCGCCAACAAGGTTCTGATTGGGGGGTGGAGCGCCTTTTTGACTGCCTGCACCGCCTTGAGGGGGGTTCATTAGCCACGGCTCAAAGCCCATTATTGGGTCGTTACTACCGTATCCACCTCCAGCACTAGGAGGTTGGGAACCTTTCATTCGCCCTGAACCTGAACCGCCGGTATACATGCCACCTGGATTTATACCGCCACTGTCATATCCACCGTCGCCTTGATTAAATCCGCCGCCAGCACCAGGGAACCACGGCTGAATACCTACCTGACCCCCACCGGAACCGTAATTGGAGCCAATCGGAGTTTGGCCGTATCCCGTAATGCTGGAGGTCTGGTTGGTAACTGGGTCAACACCCTGCATTCCCGACGTATCGAATGAAGTGCCGAGCATTCTATTAATGTCGTCAAGCCCTGTAGTAGCAGTTTGTAACAGACCAATATCTAACCCTTGGCCGAGATCGAACTTTTGTTGCTCAGTAGGCGAGAATGTCTGCTCTACCGTGGCTTGCGGGATTCCGGCTGTGCCACCATATCCAGAGGTACTCCCATAGCCACCGCTGCCGCCATAACCGCCGTATCCACCACCGTATCCACCGCCGTATCCACCCATGCCAGGTTGTACCATTCCAGCGGCAAAACCAGGGGTGTTAAATCCGCCTTCTGCGGCTCCAGCGTCTAAATAATGGTTGTATGCGGTATAGCCTGGCGCCCAATTACCTTGCTGCGCGGCAGCGTCAGGACGTGCTGCAAGATAGGCTTGAGCATTGAATATGTTTGACGTATCGGGTGCTGGAGCGTCTGGATCAGTCGGGAATGCAGCGCCTTGACCTTGCGGCCCCCACGTTGTTGTCTGGGTGCCATACGGGGTGACTATATTGGGGTTCGACAGAACGGCCGTTTGGTAGGCAGCTTGCCTATTAGCTTCACCTTGTTCCTTTGCAGCCCCCGAATAGTCGGGTGCTGGTGGGGCCGATTTTTTGCCCATTTATGAAACTCCTATGCCGCATTCCTATTGAAATACTTGCACTTGTCTTTTGTCATTTCGGTGAGAACGTAATCTACACCAACCTTAAAACCGTCTTGAATTTTACCAATCTCATAAAAACCAATGTTCTTGATAAACTTCAGTGCCTTTTGGTTGTCAGAAGGCGTGATTCCGATGATTTTCGTCCTACCTGATTCCTCACTGAAGGCAAACTTAAAGACCTCCTCTGCGAAACCATGACGCAAAACAAACGGGTTTCCTATCCATATATGAATAATACAGCTATTATACGACCAACTATCGAAAACGCATACTGCTTCCGGTATTCCTTCGTTGTTTAATGCCGTTATTCCTCTCGTATCCTCGCATAAATTCGGTCTTGCCTCGCCCATATAGTCCAAATGCGCGCGTTCTAATGGCACAAAACTAACCAATTACTCCTCCATATTCGTATAAATAGTCAGAAGCGGTATATCTTACGTCCAATCCATTACTAATGGTTCTCAACTGTAATGCGAGGGCTGTCCCTACTGCATTAACGGTCTGCCAATCATTGAACGCACTCACGTCACCGCCCCATGTCGCCCCGTCCCATAGTGCTACGTCCCACAAACCATGTGGGGAGGGGGTAAAAGTCAGTGCTGCCTGCCCCTGTTCGTCGCCAAAATCAACAGCAACACCCATATAAACTGCTGGAGTACCATTGGACAAGAAGTTGGGTCTGACAGAATTAACCTGCTTCAACCGGCCCTTTGACCCTAAATAAGTGAATGCCTGTTTTAACTGCGCGTCTATGTTCAGACCTTTATCAGCGAATAACTCACCAAAATGACCCACAACACCGTCACCGCCAAAGTACATTTTCTCATTCGATATTGCCCAGCAATTAGCCTCGATCTCGGTAAATCGCCACCACGCACCATTCAGCGTGTTCATGACGTACTGCTCCTGCTCCGATCCCTCACTAACCGGCACATTAACCAATACCTGATTACCCTGCGGGAAGAAGGTCATATTCCAGCCATAATTACTGCGGTAATTAACACTTGCGTCAGTAAATGCCGTTGAAATCATGTCGGTCAAGGCAACCTGTGGGTTAGTCTGCGAGGACTGTAGCGCCCCAGATAGCGGAAAGACCCCTTGAACTGTAAGGATTAGTATGTCACCAGCGTACTTAATCAAGCACCTTGAGCCTATCGGTTCGCCAATGTTCCAGATACCAATCAACCCCCATGAGTTCGTGGAGGAAGGATTTGTACCTTTGAACACAGCTACTTGGCCTTCACTGGAGACAACGACCAAATGATCGTCTGAGCCTTCACCAGCGTCTAATGTCCATGTCTCGGCGGCAACCAAATACCCACCTTTGGAGAAATAGCCGTCTAATCGAGTTCTAGCCGTCGCTCCACCAACCGAATCAACCGGCAGGTAATAGAGCGAGAGCGAGTTGTTCAATATGAGATACATACGCCGCTTGAATATCGTGGCATTTACAATATCAGTGGTAGTTACCCCCGTAATAGCAGGGGTAGAAGCGTCGGTAATCGTTATCCAGTTGGAATTATCCCAGTATCTCGGTGCGTCAGTACCGTTAAAGCAGCATAAATAGGAGTTTCCAGCGGAATTGGTGAAATTAACGTACTGCCAACGGGCATTCGTCAATGATCCAACAACAGCAGCACCAACGGCTCCAGCACTTGTGACATTGTAAAACGAGTCATTTGCCGCAGCAAAGAGGGTCTGTGTACCACCCTGCGCGTTATACGGCATTAGGGATTCAACTTGCGCCCCTACACCCGTTACATGCTCCGAATAGCCCTTGCGAACCCTTACGTCAGTGGTATTGCCGAACCAATTATCAGTTTCAGCGGCATAACCCTCCTTCATATCAGCAAGGGAATCTTTGGCGTTCCAGCCTTTGACCGGTGCGGAAACAGAGTGAGTGCGGGAAATCTCACGCCCTCTGGCTCTCTTGCGGAAAGCGGGGGTTCTCATAAATCCCAGCTACCAATCGGGATAATCACACCAGCTTGACGGTAATCTCTATCTCTGGACTCAAGACTTAACATTGGCTTGGAACCGTCACGGGCCATTGCGTCCATAACTCTACGCTCATAAGTCGCAAAATCCTCTGCATATTCCAAACCCTTCGTTTTCAACCAGCGCCAGCGTAGACCAAGACCCATTAAGGACTCGTCCAATAGACCGGTATCGTTGTCAGCCGCCCACGCTGCCCGACCCACACCACCTGAACTCTGACACCAGGAAGTAGAGACATAGGAAAACCCCATTGTCTCACCAGCAGTCGGGGTTGGGTCAATATAGAAATTACCCTCACGCTCCTGCCACTGTTGGTAAGGGCCGGTCACTGGGGAGGCTTGAAGTGTTTGCCACTCCATATCATTCAGAGGGCCAGTTATCGGTAATGAGGTGGTGCGGTTCCAGATCGAATCATTGATAAAGTGGTCGAAATCACCGTCACTGACCACTGTCCCGTCGATTGCACCCTGATTAGCAGTACCGACAATCGTGAAGGTCGTATCTCTAACCTGCGCCCTCCAATGGCAACGAGCTTCTAAGTCCTCGCCTTCCTCGTCGGCTAACGCCAAAAGTTGAATTATTTGTACGTCAGTATTATCGACAACCAAGTTGGGGACGGCTATGCCAACCCTACGGCAAACCTTTTGAACCATTGTTAATAAGGACATTATGCGCTTTCAGACACCTCTGGCTCTGGAGCCTTTGGCGGTCTGCCTCGTCGTTTTGGCTTTTCGCCGTCTTGAATACGTTGCTCAAGATCAGCGATTTTAGCCGCTAGTGTATCATTTTGTGCGCGCGTA